TGGCGGTTTCGGCGGCGTGCGTCGACTACGGGGGCCACTACGGCCAGGCGGTGGCGGATTTCGTCAGGGACAAGCAGTCCCGACGCCGGGTTTACGCGATCAAGGGGCAGGGGGGCGCCGGCAAGCCACTCTGGCCGAAGCTCGCCTCGAAGAACAACAAGGGCCGCATCAACCTGTTCATGATCGGTGTTGATGCCGGCAAGGACATCATCTACGGGCGCTTGCGGATCGCTGATCCGGGACCGGGCTACTGCCACTTCCCGAAGGACCGGGACCCGGCCTGGTTCGAGCAGCTGACGTCTGAGGTTGTGGTCACGCGGCACTCAAAGGGCTTCCCGGTCCGCGAGTGGCAGCCGAAGCCAAACACCCGTCAGGAAGCTCTCGACTGTCGCGTCTATGCCTTCGCGGCTTTGCGTTCGATGTCGATCAACTGGGGCCGCGTGCGGCGGATGATGGACGACGCCGCGCAGCGTCCGGCGAAAGCGCCCGATCCCGCTCCCCTGGAGCAAGTGTTCGACGCGCCGGCCGCCTCGGCTCCTTCGCCTCTGATGCGTCCGCAGCGCCGGGCCGTGTCCCGATCCTCATTTCTGCGGTGATCCGATGGCCTACACGGAAGCGCAGCGCGACGCCTTGAAAGAGGCCATCGCGCTCGGCGCCACACGCGTCCGCTACCGGGACCGTGAGGTGCAGTATCGCAGCCTTGCCGAGATGCGGGATATTTTGCGGGCCATGAACGCCGAACTCGACGCCGTCGCTGGCGTGGAGGTGAAGACCAGGGTTCGTCAGGTTCGCTTCGTCACGTCGAAGGGCCTCTGCTGATGGCGGGGGCGATTTCGCGGGTCATCAGCCGCTTCGCATCCGCGGTCCGCGCTGAGATGCCGCTCAGCCAGTCTACCAACCGGGCCCCTTCCGCCCGGATGGCGCGCTCGCTTTGGGGCGTCTCGGGCCCGAACGCAGTTCAGGATTACAGCCTCTCGACGCTGAGGGGGAAGTCTCGCGAGGAGGTTCGCAAGAACGGTCTGGCTGACGCCGGCGTTGACGTGCTGGTCTCCAACATCGTCGGCTCCGGCATCAAGCCGCAGTTCACGACCTCGAGCCCGGAATTCAACCGGGAACTGGCCGATCTCTGGCTGCAGTGGACAGACGAGAGCGACGCTGACGGTCGCCTCGACTTCTACGGCCAGCAGGCTTTGGCGGTTCGTTCGATGGTCGAGGGAGGCGACTGCTTCGGCCGGCTGCGCGCGCGCCGTCTCGGCGATCTCGAAACCGTGCCGCTGCAGATCCAGGTTCTCGAGGCGGAATACTGCTCAGAGACCAACAATCGGCCCGGCGTTCTGGCGTCGGACGGCGTTGTTCCGGTGAACCCGATCCGTTCGGGGATCGAGTTCGACATCATCGGTCGGCGCACGGCTTACCATTTGACGCGCGAGCACCCGTTCGACGGCGTCCTGCTCGGAAAAGTCACGAACTACGACACGGTCGCGGTGCCGGCGAGCGAGGTTGTGCATCTCGCCTGCATCCGACGTCCGGGCATGGTTCGAGGCGAACCTTGGCTGACCCGAGCGCTCGCCAAGCTCCATGACCTGGACGAATACGACGACGCGCAGCTCGTCAGGCAGAAGATTTCGGCTCTGCATACGGGATTTGTCCGGAAGGACGCCGCGGAAGGGGACGACACCGACGACATCTTCGCCGGGCAGACGGAGGCTTACGACGACGGCGTGGCGCTTGCCTCGCTCGAGCCCGGCACGATGCAGTATCTCCCAGACGGAACGTCGATCGAGTGGTCGACGCCGCCATCTCCGGGCGACAACTACGCCGAGTTTGTTCGGGAGCAGAAACGCGCCGTAGCTGTCTCTCTCGGTGAGATGTACGAGCAGCTTTCCGGCGACTACAGCCAGGTCAACGACCGCACCTTCCGCGCGTCGGTGAACGAGTTCCGGCGCCGGTGCGCCATGTGGCAGCACCACGTCGTTGTCTTTCAGTTCTGTCGGCCGATCCTGCGTCGCTGGATCGAGCTCGGCGTGCTCTCGGGCAAGATCCGGCTGCCGCAGGGCGTGACGGTCGCTCAGGCTGCGCGCGCGAAATGGGTCCCGGAAGGCTGGGCCTACATCAATCCGGTGCAGGACGTTCAGGCGAAGCGCGAGGAAGTTCGCGCCGGCTTCCGCTCGCGCAGCGAGGTCGTCTCCTCCGCCGGCTACGACGTGGAACAGGTGGACGCCGAGCAGGCTGCAGACGCCAAGCGTGTCGATAAGGCAGGCCTCATCTACGACAGCGACCCGCGCAAGACGGCTGGCTCCGGCACCGTGCAGGCGGACGCTGAGCCCGACCCGGCTCAGCCGGCGAACTAGGGACAAGCAACATGCCAGTTCTGGTGAACGGCTCGGAGATCATTCTCTCCGGGACGGTAGGAGACCTGTGGTTTGAGGAAGGCTTCACCTCTGGTGAGGTGATTGCCGCTCTCGCTCAGGTCGGCGAAGGACGCGACATCACGATCCGCATCAACTCTGGCGGCGGGATCGCGACCGAAGGCTCAGCCATTCATGCGGCGCTCTCTCGCCACACTGGCCGGAAGACCGTGGTCGTTGAGGGCATCGCGGCGTCCGCCGCATCCCTGATCGCAATGGCCGGCGACGAAATTGAGATGTCGCTCGGCGCGACGATGATGATCCACGATCCGAGCGGCCTGACCTATGGAACCGCTGCGGACCACGAGATCAACCTACGCGCTCTGAACGCCCTGGGTGACGCCTTCGCCGGTGTCTACGCCCGGAAGTCTGGCAAGCCGAACACCGACTGCCGCGCCGACATGAAGATCGAACTCTGGATGACGCCCGAGGAGGCGGTTGCTCAGGGGTATGCGGACCGGGTCGGGCCGGCGCCGGCTGCATCCAACGACAACGACGAGGCCGACGAGGCCGTCGCCGCCTTCGATTACCGGATCTACGCCCACGCGCCCGAGCGCCTTGTCGCGCTCGCGCAGAAGAACGGCTGGCGTCTCGACGCCCGTCGCCCTGCGGCTTCGGCCGCGCCCACGCGCCAGAAGGAGAATCCCATGGCGGACAAAAACGCGGGCGCGACGACGCCCGAGCAGCATGCCGAAGCGCTCGAGGCGGCGAAAGCCGCAGCGGCTGCCGAGGCGACGGCGAAGGCTACGGCCCACGCCGTCGAGATCTCGACCATCTGCGCCGAAGCGGGTGTGCCCGCGATGGCCTCGACGCTGATCAAGGAAGGCGTCACCGCCGACCAGGCCCGCGCACGAGCCACTTCGGCCAAGGACATCCGCGCTGCCGTCGAGGCCGCCCAGAAGTCCTACCCGAAGATCACGGCCAGCGCCGACGAGTTCATTGCCCAGGGCAAGTCCCTGGAGCATGTGCGCGCCGCGCTGTTCGAGAAGATCACGGCGGTTCAGTCCCCCGAGATCAACAGCTTCCACCAGCCGGCGGGCAACGCCGCCGCCGTCACCGCCAAAGCCAGCATGGAGCGCGAGCTCAAGCGTGCCGGCCTGACCAAGGGGGCCTGACCCATGGCGCTTCTCGAAACCGCGATCGTCGCCTCCGACTGGCTCAAGTACGAGGCCGACAGCTACTTCTCCCGTGAGACCGTCACCATCGCCTCCGGCGCCGGCGCGCTGAAGTCGGGGACGGTGCTCGCCACCATCACCGCTTCGGGCAAGTACACCGTCGCGGCGGCCTCCGGTTCGGACGGCACGCAGACTGCGGTCGGCGTCCTGCTCTTCCCGGTCGACGCCACCAGCGGCGACAAGTCTGCGGTGATCATCCGCCGCCACGCGATCGTCAGTCACAACGGCCTCATCTGGGGCTCCACCATCAACGATGCGACCAAGCGAGGGGCTGCTTCGGCGCAGCTCAAGACGGCCGGCATCCTCGTGCGCGAAGGGGCCTGACCCATGCCGACGATCCTCGACATCTTCAATCAGGACGCCTTCTCGGCGGCGTCCCTCACCGGAACGATCTCGCTCGTCCCGAACAGCTACGGCAAGGTCGGCGAGCTTGGCCTCTTCACGCCTGAACCGATCGCGACGACTTCGGTCATCGTGTCGGTCGAGAACGGCGTGCTGAACCTGCTCCCGACCCGCCCGCGCGGCGGCCCGGCGTCCCTGGGCACCCGCGGCAGGCAGGCCCCGAAGTCCTTCGTGGTCCCGCACATCCCGCACGATGACAGCGTGCTCGCGACCGACGTCCAGAACATGCTCGCAGCGAGCCCCGCAGGGGCGCAGCTCGAGACGGTGCTGGGCTTCGTCAACCGCAAGCTGATCACCATGCGGCGCAAGCACGCGATCACGCTGGAGAACCTGCGGGTCGGCGCCATCCAGGGCGTCATCAAGGACTATGACGGCTCGACGCTCCTCAACCTGTTCACCGCTTTCGGGGTGACGCAGAAGGAAGTCGACTTCGTCCTCGGCACCACCGGCACGGACGTCGGCGCCAAGATCGACGAAGTGGTCGGCTACCTCGAGGACAACCTCAACGGCGAAACCATGACCGGCGTTCACGCGCTGGCGTCGCCGGAGTGGATGGCGAAGTTCACGAGCCACACCTCGGTGAAGGACGCCTACAAGTACTTCGCCTCGGCTCCCAACCCGATGCGGGAGAGCGTCCGCAAGGGCTTCGAGTACAAGGGCGTGATCTTCGAGGAGTACCGCGGCTCCGCCTCCTACATTCAGGAGAGCGGGCTGCCTTCGACTCCGGCCCGGTTCATCCCGGCCGGCGATGTCCGCTTCTTCCCGCTCGGGACGACGGACACCTTCACGAACTACTGGGCCCCGCCGGACTTCTGGGGCGCTGTCAACACTGCTCCGGACGCGGCGGACGCCGAGGTGTTCGTGGCCCCGCTCGAGCCGATGAAGTTCGGCAAGGGCATGGACATCCACACCGAGTCCAACCCGCTCCCGCTCGTGAAGCGCCCGGCGCTTCTCGTGCGCGGCTACACCTCGAACTGAAGGAGGCCGACATGCTGCTTCGCGAGAAGGGCAAGAAGGACGCTGAGCCCGTTTCGATGGGCTGGGACGAGGCTCAGGCGGCTATCGCCGCCGGGACCCACGTTCCTGCGGATCAGGACGAGGCCAAGCCGGCCGATCCTGAGCCGGCCAAGCCCGCCAAGGGCGACGACAAGAAGTGAGAGCGGGGCGGCTTCGGCCGCCCCTTTCTTCAGGAGGCGCGCTGATGGGCCTGTTCGACGTGCTGAACGCCACCTGCGTCTCCGCCTTCATGGATCGCGCGAGCGATGAAGGCATGGTCACGATCCAGAAGGGATCTGCGGCTGCGGTAGCTGTCCCGGCCATCTTCGACAGCAACTATTACGCCTCGAACGATGGCGAGTTCGCCTCGGTCGACAAGATCACCAGCATCTCCGTTCGCAACGTGGACGTTCCTGACCCGGCGCCGGACGATCGCGTCGTGGCGCGTGGCAAGAACTATCGCGTCACCGAGATCCGCCCCGACAGCGAGGGCATGACCGTCCTCGAGCTCGTCGAAGTCTGATGCACAAGCGATCAGAGATCAGGGCCGCTCTCGTGGCGGC